ATAATGGGTTTAGACAAAGAAAAGTCAAAAGGAATACAAGCTAAAAGATTTTTAGAGGATGAGATTTTCACCAATGCGGTGAAAAGAATCCGTCAGGCGATTGACCTTGAATGGAAAAATTCGCCTATGCGTGATTCGGAAGCACGGGAGTGGCTTTATACACTCTCAAAGGCTTTAGATATGATTGTCAACGAGATTACTTCTGTTGCAGAAACAGGAAAATTGGCGAACAAGCAATTATCTAAAGAGCACAAAGATACTTTGTATCATTAATTTTAATTAAAATTAAAGGAGAGAACAATGGCAGACACGCCTGCAAAGGAATCTGCATTGAATCAATTTCAAGCAGAAGAAGCTCTCGTCAACCTTTTGGATAATTCCAAGGCCACAGGGAACGAGGAGCAGGGATCACCACCCAAAGAAGAAACGAAAAGTGTTGACCCACAGGAATTAAAACCTGACGATTTGGATTTAGTATCAGAGGACACCGATACTCACCAGGACGAGGAACTTTACAATGTCAAAGTCAATGGCAAGAACCATAAAGTTACCCTCGATGAACTGATGAAAGGTTACTCCAAAGATTCTGATTACCGACAAAAATCTGCAAGATTATCCGAAGATCGTAAATCCGTTGAGGACGAACGATTGAAGATAATGGATCAGATGAATGTGGCAAATCAAGAGAGAGAAAAATATGTTCAACGGTTAAATGAACTTTCATCTCAAATGGTAGAGCCGAAAGTGGACGAGGCGGAATTGGATCGCATTTACAATGATGACCCAGCCGAGTATGTCCGCAGGCAAGCTCAAATATCAAAACAGAGGGACGCTCAAGCAAAAATAAAAACCGAGCTACAATCAGAAAAGCGTAAGAACGAAGAAGTCTATCAGCAAAAACTTCAGAATGTTCTTGTAAAGGAACAGGAGTTGTTAGCGGAGAAGGCACCCATATTTGGTGATCCCGTTAAAGGGGAGAAAACCAGAAGGGACTTAACGAATTTCTTGAAAAGAAAAGGTTTTGGCGACCAAGAACTGAACGCACTTACCGACCACCGAACTGTACTGATGGCGTATGATGCCATGCGAATGGACCAATTACGCACAGCAAAGTTAGATGGAAAGAAAGTGAGGAAGGTTCCCAAGGTTGCAAGTACGAGCCGATCTCATAGTGTAGATGAAAGTGAAATGAGACCTATGGACAAGGCCTTAAACCAACAACGCAAATTTAGTAACAGGGGTAATAACCAGGCGACTAAAGATGCGATGAAAGCATGGTTGGAGGCTTCAAACAAATAAACACATAGGAGGAAAATCAAATGGCTCAACCAGGAGGCACTTTTGATACTTATGATATGTCGGGAATCCGTGAGGATTTAGCGAATATCATCTACAACATCTCTCCTACGGAAACTCCATTTTTCTCGATGTGCGGTAAAGGCAAAGCCCATAATACTCAATTCAAATGGTTAACGGATTCACTTGCTGCTGCGGCAGATAACCTAAAAATTGAAGGTGATGATTATACGGGTGCGGCTTCAACCGCTACAACCGAGTTAAATAACTACACGCAAATCTCTGCAAAAAACTTTATCGTAACAGGTACGGATGATGCAGTAGACGCAGCAGGAAGAACTACGGAATTAGCGTATCTTCTTGCGAAAAATGCGAAGGAGTTAAAGAGAGATGTAGAATTTGCACTAACATCAACTAACACAGCTAAAGCGGTAGGATCATCTTCCGTAGCCAGAAGAACTGGCGGAGTGATGACTTGGATCGCAACTAACCAAAGTGTTGGAACAGGCGGATCAGCTCCCACAGGAGATGGTTCCGATTCCAGAACTAATGGTACACAAAGAGCTTTCGCAGAATCACAATTAAAAGCAGTTATTAAAGCGGCTTATGATTCTGGCGGAAACCCTGATGTTATCATGGTTGGTGCATTCAACAAGCAACAACTTTCTACATTTACAGGCAACAGCACGGCAATTCGTGATGTTCCTGCTAAAACAGTAATAGCGGCAGTTGATGTCTATGTTTCAGATTTTGGAGAAATGTCAGTTGTTCCTAACAGGTTCATGTCGAATAGATCGGCATTTGTTCTTGATAGTGAATACTGGGGTTACAATTTCTTGAGAAATTTCCAAACTCACGAACTAGCAAAAACTGGCGATAATACTCACATGCTCTTATTAGTTGAAGGTGGTCTTGTATCACGCAACGAAGCAGCATCAGGTATTGTTGCAGATTTAACATCTTCTTAATTTTAGGTTAAGTTAAGGAAACCTAGGGGGCCTTTATAGGCCCCTTATTTATTGAAGATCGAAAGATCAGAACGATAGAGGAAATAAACTATGAGAACATTAAACGATTATTTTATTATGGGTGGCAACATGACTGCCGTTCAAACAGCAGACAACGAAAGCCCAGTATGCGTGATTCCTGATAGAGGAATACTCAAAGCAATCTGGATTAACTGTCATACAGTTATTGATGCAACAACAACTTTCGACATTATGAAAAATGGCACGGATACAACTGTTGATGCAACTTTAGCTGATGCTACAGCCGATGAAACTGGAGTGGAACTATCTATTGCCAGCACCATACAATTAGAGGCTGGAGATGCAATCAACTTAAAAAGTAACGGTGAACAATCTGCCTCAACTACAGCAGACTTGACTTACATCATTCGCAGATAAGGAAAATCATGGCAAGAGTATATTATTATAGACCAATTAAATATACTGTTCAGGACCATTCTGGTGCGGGTGTTTTAACGACTGCAATTAGTGCGGAAATCAATGTTGTGAATATTTCAACAACTGTTGATTGTTACTTCAAAGTAGAGGGAACCGCAGCAAGCAAAGATGGCATGTTATTAAGTGCTGATGGAGATATAACAATCAAAGTCAGTCCTTCTGATACCATTTCAGCGTATGCAACTGGAGCAGGTCAAATATCAGTAACCGAGATGTCTGAATAGTGAGTAAAAAAATACCTATTGAAAATACAGGCATTACAAAAACTATTTTACATAGCGATGATAGTGAGGGAAAAATCCATATTGAAACTACACAGGATGTTCAACCAGTTTTAGAAGAAAATAAAATTAGACGCAACTTGGGTGAGTTTCATAATAAGAAAAAGGATTGGTACCATGCTGCAAGCATTCCATTGGTTGTTGTTCAACAATTAGTGAAGAAAGGCATCATGCACCCTCACGGAGCTGTGAAAGATAAAGCACGATTTAAGAAATGGGTAAATGATCCTGACAACAGGGCGTTTCGTATTTGGCAAGGAAATGTATAATGGCATTAGATTCGTATTCAAACTTAAAAACAGCAGTAGCCAACTATCTGAACAGAACAGATTTAACGAGCTATCTCGATGATTTTATAGATTTAACAGAGGCAAGACACGCAAGAGAACTGCGTTTAAGACCGACCATCATCATTACCACAACCAATGCTACAGGAGGAAACAATAAGATTCCTCTGCCCAGCGATTATCTGCAATTTGTTTATGTTCAACTTAATTCAGGTAGTAAGAATTTTCTTCAGTATATGTCCCCTAATGAAATTAGCAGGATATATCACAGTCAGGGAAATGCAGGTCCCATTTACTACACCATTCTTGGTGATAATATTATGTTTGGACCGACACCATCAAGTAATAGTGAAATAGAAATGTGCTACTACAAGAAAGTGCAGGGGTTAAGTACAACCAATACTACCAATGAAATTCTAAAAAATTACCCTGATTTATATTTATATGGTTGCCTGTTAGAGGCACAACCTTTCATCATGGCCGATGAACGATTACCCGTATGGGCAGAAATGTATCAGACGGCTGTTCGTAATGCGGAAGATGGCGATGCAAAAGAAAAACATTCTGGTTCCCCGTTACAAATGACACCATCGGGAGCATTTGCCAAAGCAAGAAGTTGGCCACAAACTAATGTAACTGCGTAATGATTCCTTTTGGCGATTATATTCCAGATGCCAACCCGTTCATGAGTGGAGGGGCGACAAAGGCGAATAATGTCATACCGAACTCTGATGGCTACAGGGCGTTACCGAACTTTGCGTCAAGAAGCGATGCTCTTACCAATGAGGCAAGAGGACTATTCACTTCCTTTGCCATTGATGAAAATGGCAAGACAGATACAACATTATTTTCTGGCGATAAGGCAAAACTATATAAATATGGATCAGCACAAACCTGGTCGAATGTTTCCATAGCGGCAGGCTATAATGGACTGGATACAGAAAACGATAGAACTTATTGGAGCTTTACACAATTTGGAACAAATATCTTTGCAACAAATTATGTAAATCCCATTCAGCAGTTTGACTTGGATAATTCTTCCTTGTTTGCCAATATTACAACAACAACAGGAACAGCACCACAAGCTAAATACATGGCTACGGTAAAAGATTTCCTGATGACAGGATTTACCAAGGAATATCAGACTGCCAAGACTTTTGATTCAAATGCCATTGCAGGTAATGCAATAACCATTACCGCACACGGATGGCTCACAGGCTATACTGTTGTCTATGACAATAACGGTAATACAAGTTTAACGAATTTGACTGACGGCTCTGTCTACTATGTGATTAAGATAGATGCCGATACAATAAAATTAGCAACCTCCCGAGCTAACGCTATTGCAGGAACAGTAATCACTTTATCGGCAACAGGCGGATCAGAAACCCATAAGCTACAGCAATATACTGTTAACAAACAGCGTGTTCGTTGGAGTGGGTTGAATGATACGGCTACATGGGAAGATGGAGGACAATCATCCCAATCCGATTTTCAAGATTTAGTTTCAGCAGTAGGTCCGATTACAGGATTGATCGGAGGAGAATACCTCACCATCATCACAGAACGAAGTATCATTCGTGGTACTTATGTAGGTACTCCTCTGGTCTTTCAGTTTGACAAGGCGGCTGACAATCTGGGAAGTTTCGCACCTCGAAGCATAACAGCTTGGGGACGATTGGTTTTCTTTTTATCAGATGACGGTTTCTATATGTTTGATGGTATCAATGTGAAGCCTATCGGAGCGAACAAGGTTAACAAGTATTTCTTCAATGACTTGATTGGAGCTAAACTCGATGGAATTTGTGCAGCGATTGATCCTAAGAATACCACAGTTATGTGGAGTTATGCAGGAGAAGGGTTTGACGGTTCCACCAATAACAAGCTAATGATTTACAATTACAGTTTGGATCGTTGGTCCACAGGGGAAATTGACTTTGAGTTTATGAACACATCAGCTCAAGAAGCCTTTTCCTTGGATGCCCTCGATGAAATTTCAACGGATTTGGATGCACTTCCTTATTCCCTGGATTCATGGGCTTGGTTGGATGGCGATATTGGCATAGGTGGTTTCAATGGTTCTCATAAGTTTGGAAAACTGGCTGGAACTAATGCCACGGCAACCATAGACACAACAGAA